CTTAAATCTCACAGAATTGAAATTTTAACGAGATTTTTGAAAAAGTAAATCATATTTTTTTAAATAAAAAGTTTAGAAACCAAAACTTTTAGGAGGTAAGACAATGACTAAAGTTAAATGTATCTTAGGATATTATGACACGCAGTTTAACAGGAGCGTGGCTATCGGTGAGGAGTTTGAGGTAGCAGATGACAGAGCTGAACAGCTGGTTAAAGCTAAAGTAGCGGTTACGCCTCCTACTTCTGATACTGAGCCAGCGCCGGCTAAGCCTAAAAAGGCAAGAGCTAAAAAGGAGGCGTAGTTTATGACCTATACAGAGTTAAAGAAAGAATATGTCATAGAGACACTTGGTAAAGGCGCTAAAGTTATTTTGTGTGATTTTGCTACCATGCGTATGCTGGACTGTGGTGATATGACAATTAACACTATACAGTCATTTATTGATAAGGCCGGCACTAAGTTTTTTAAGGCGGTAGCTAATGAGTAGATATGAGGAGCTGGTGGCTATCATACCAGAGGAGTCTCTGGACTTGGTAAAGAGTGCGGTAGATGATGTGGTTTTTTTAGAGGAGCGTCTAACAGAGCTTAAAAAGCTGCCGTTTATAGAGGTAAATCCTAAAAACGCCATGAAACAGCGCAGCACACCGGCCAGCAAGCTCTATAAGGAATTTTTACAGCAGTACATTAACTGTATAAAAATGATTGAGGGCGTTATTTACAGAGACAAGCGCTTAGAGGGTGATGAGGCTGAGGAGTCACCACTAAGGAAGTGGTTTAGAGAAAATGCTGATACAAGAAAAGAAAATATGGACGCCTGATAACTCTTATCTTTTGGAGTATCACGCACGCATAGAGTGCGGTGAGATCATTGTAGGCCGTGAGCTTTGGCAAGAACTTAATAATTTACGTGAGGATTTACTTACAGACGCTTATATCTATAATACGGATGACGCCAGACAGCGTATGAATTTTATGGAGAATTGCGTAAGGCTCACAAAGTCACCTTTTTATAATAAGCCTATGGTGCTCATGCTCTGGCAGAAGGCATTTATAGAGGCTGTTTACTCATTTAAGATGAGTGATACAACTCTGAGGCGCTTTAAAAAAGTGATCTTATTGATTGCCAGAAAAAATACTAAGTCTGAGACGTGCAGCGCTTTAGGACTTTCAGAGTTTTTTCTAGGTAACGCCGGCTCTGATATAGTATGTAGCTCTAATGACGATAATCAGGCCAGTCTCATATATGACGCTATCGACACTATGAGAATGTTAATAGACCCTGATGACTTAGACACTAAGCGTAACCAGAGGTACATACTCAATAAGGTCAATAATACTAAGATATTTAAACTCTCTGACCGTACACGGAATAAAGAGGGTAGAAATATAGACGTAGCTTTTTTGGATGAAAGCCACGAAATGAAAGACAATATCATAGCTAAGTCTGTAGAGCAGTCGCAGAGCCTTAAGGATGAGCCATTGTTTATAAATCTTACTACTGAGGGTTTTATAGTAGATGGGTATTTAGATGAGGAGCTTAAAAAGGCAAGAAAAATTATAGCCGGTGAGGATGACGGTATTATGGCAGAGAGGACTCTGCCGTGGTTGTATAGTCAGGACTCAGAGAGCGAGGTCTGGCAGAACAGAGCAAGCTGGGTAAAGTCTAACCCTAGTTTGGGAATAGTCAAAAAGTGGAGTTACCTAGATGAGCAGATAGATTTAGCTAAACAAAGCAAATCAGATAGAATTTTTGTTCTTTGCAAAGATTTTAACATTAAACAAAACAGCGTAAAGAGTTGGCTCAACTTAGAGGACTATGATTACAAAGCGGTCTATGATCTGGAGGAGTTTAGGGGCTGTGTATGTTTGGGAGCGGTAGACCTTTCTGAGACTACTGACCTCACGTGTGCTAAGGTGCTTTTGATGAAACCAGAGGACAATACAAAGTATATACACACTATGTATTTTATACCTGAGAGTAAGTTGGAGGACTCAGATGATCGTAACGCTGGAGCAAACTATAAAGACTGGGCTGAGGATGGACTAATAACAATTACAGAGGGTAATGATATTGACCTCTCAAAAGTAGCTGACTGGTTTTACAGTTTGTATAAGGACTATAACATAAGGCTATGGAAATGTGGTTATGATCAGAAGTTTGCTAAAGACTTCCTTAACCGTATGGAGTTTTACGGCTGGACTAAGCAAGCTGGTGAAATGGTAATGATTTTACAGAACGCTGAGACGCTCAGTAATGCCATTAAACTACTGGAGGCAGACCTGACACACCAGTTAGTTAACTATAATGACAATGAAGTAGATAAGTGGTGTCTTAAAAATGCGTGCCTTAAGGTAAATGACAAAAGACAATGCTTAATAGTAAAAACTGAGAACAGTAAACGAATTGACGGCGCTGTATGTAAGGCTATTTTGTACGAAATGTACCGGCAGAATAGGACAGAGTGGCGTCAGGTGATAGGAGGTGCTAAGTAGTGGGCTGGTTTACAAATCTTTTTAAAAAAGAGACGCCTACACAAACTAAATACGCTGAGGTGATGAGCGGTTACGCTCCTATATTTTCTCAGTTTGGACAGAATATTTACGCCAGTGACGTAGTACAGCAAGCTATAGGCTGTATAGTTACTGAAATGAAAAAGCTAAGACCTGAGCACGTAAGGGAAAATGGTAACGATATTATACCAGTAAACTCAGAGTTACAGGCGGTGCTTAATTACCCTAACCCACGAATGACTACGAGTGACTTTTTGGAAAAGGTAACGTGGCTGTTATTCCTTAACTATAATGCTTTTATCATTCCTACTTACTACGAGTGGAGAGATAAGGACGGAAAACTTAAGAAAAAATATGACGGCCTCTATCCTATAACTCCTAGTCAGGTGGATTTTATTGAGGACGCAAGTAACCGGCTCTATGTAAAGTTTAGGTTTAATGGCAGTCGGGAGTACATTGTTAAATACTCTGACGTTATCCATATTAAGTACAGATACTCAGTTAATGACTTTATGGGTGGTAACCAGCAAGGGCAGCCGGATAATGAGGCGCTACTTAAAACACTTAACCTTAACCACCAGCTTTTAGAGGGTATCAGCTCAGCTATGAAAGCCACGTTTTCCGTTAATGGTGTAGTTAAATATAACACTATGATGGATGACGGAAAGACAGAAAACGCTCTGAAAGAATTAGAGAGTAAACTTAAGAAGTCAGAGAGCGGATTTTTACCGCTTGACCTTAAGGCTGAGTTTATCCCTATCAAAAAAGAGATAAAACTGGTAGATGAGGCCACGCTTAAATTTATTGATGAAAAGATACTAAGACACTTTGGCGTAAGTTTACCTATACTGACAGGTGACTACACTAAGGCGCAGTATGAGGCGTTTTATCAAAAGACTTTAGAGCCTCTGATCATAAGTTTTTCTCAGGCGTTTACTAAGACGCTGTTTACTGACGGTGAGTTAAGTCATCATAACAAGATTATGTTTTATGCGAAAGACTTAATCTTTATGTCAGTAGATCAGAAAATACAAATGTTAAAAGAGTTAGCTCCTACCGGCGCACTCTTTGAAAATGAAAAGCGTGTCATGTTTGGTATGAGGCCACTGGAGGAACTTGTGGGCAAGCGCTACATAAGCCTTAACTGGATTGACGCTAACAATGCTAACGAATACCAGACAGGGCAGCCAGACAGTACAGGAGGTGGAGAAAATGCAGAATAAAACAGTAACCAGAGCTTATAACTTTGAAATTAGAGCGGAAAATAACGAGAAAAACGGTGACCACATAGTAGGCCGTCCTATCGTATATAACTCTAAGACAGACTTAGGCTGGTTTGATGAGATTATTGAGGCCGGCGCTCTGGATAAGGCTAACTTAAAAGACGTGAGGTTTTTAGTTAACCATGATACCAGCATGATACCTCTGGCACGCAGTAGAAATAATAACGAAAATTCTACTATGCAGCTGGAAGTAGATAAGGACGGTATGGGTATCAGAGTCAATTTAGACACTGAGAATAATACCGAGGCACGCAATTTATACAGTGCTATCAAGCGTGGAGACATTACAGGTATGTCTTTCATGTTTACGATAGATGACGAGGAGTGGGAAAACTTAGAGAGTGATCACCCTACACGTCATATCAGGAAAATTGGCACAGTGTTTGAGGTCTCAGCTGTGACATTTCCGGCTTATGAGAGTACAGAGATAAGCGCAAGAGACAAAGAGGCGCTGGAGAGCGCTAAGTTAGTACTGGAGAGTGCTAAGCGGTCACTGGAGAGTGATAAAAATACTCTGGAACTTGAAAAAGCAAAGAACAGAAACAAAATTTTTTAAACTAAAAGTTTAGAAACCGGTATTTTTTTAAACTGGAAGTTTAGAAACCAAAACTTTTTAAGGAGGAAAAGAAACTATGAAAAAGAAACTTTTAGCTATGATCGCAAGAAAGAAACAGGAGCTTGCAGACTTGCAGAAACGCTCAGATGAGTCACAGGACTTAGCAGAGGTAAGAGCAATCGGTGAAACGCTTAAAAAGGTTGCTGATGAACTCAAAGAGGCTGAGGAAATGTTAGCCGAGTTAGATGATGATGAGGGCAACGGCGACGGTGCTGGAGCAGACGGAGCTGGTGAGGCTAGTCGTTCAGGAGTACCGGCTAATGCAGAGCTCAGAAACGCTCAGGTAGTAGGCTCTTTTGCCGTAGGTAACCAGACACAGGCGCAGCCTGAGGGTGACCTTAAATATCGTAACGCATTTATGGAATACGTGCTCAGAGGAACAGCTATTCCGGCAGAGCTGAGAGAAAACCAGAACACTGTCACAGGAGAAGTAGGTAGCGTTATTCCTACAGTACTTGTAAACCAGATCATTGAGAAGTTTGACAATGTGGGTATGATCTTACCGCTTATTACCAAAACTTCTTACGCAGCTGGTGTAGAAATCCCTACAAGCTCTGTTAAGCCGGTAGCTACATGGGTGTCTGAGGGTAAAGGCTCTAACAGACAGAAAAAAGCTCCTACAGGTAAAATTGTATTCTCTTACTTTAAGCTGCGCTGTGAGATCAGCATGAGCATGGAAGTAGGTACTATGGCTCTGTCAGCTTTTGAGGCTAAGTTTGTTGAAAACGTAGCTAAGGCTATGACATACGCTGTAGAAAATGCAGTTATTAACGGTACTGGAACAGGTCAGCCTAAAGGTATCTTAGCAGAGACAGCGCCGGACGGTCAGGTTGTTACTGGTGGTGCTACATACGCTAAGTTATGTGAGGCTGAGGGTGCTATTCCTGTAGAGTACGAGACAGGCGCTAAGTGGTGCATGAACAAAAAGACGTTCATGAAATTTGTAGCCATGACAGACCAGTCAGGTCAGCCTATCGCACGTGTTAACTACGGCGTAGCCGGCAAGCCGGAACGTACTCTCTTAGGTAGAGACGTAGTAGTTAGTCCTTACGTAGCAGATGACAAAGCGTTTATCTTTGACTTTGCTGACTACGTGCTCAATACCATTTATGACATGGGTATTAGCAAGAAACAGGACTGGGATACAGAGGACTTACTTACTAAGGCTGTTATGTCAGTAGACGGTAAGGTAGTAGATAAAGGCTCTCTTGTTACATTCGACATTGAGCCTACAGTGTAATTAAGATCAGGAGGTATTAACAATGGCTGACGCTAAACTTATACAGGCCGTAAAAACGGCTAGAGGCATGACTGGTACTTTTGAGGCTCAGGACTCACAGTTAGCTCTGGAAATTGATGAGGTTATAGGCTACATGGTAGACGCCGGTGTGTCTAGGGTGGTGGCTAACTCTGAGGCGTCAGCTGGCGTTATTGCCAGAGGTATTGAGGACATTAAATATAACGGCGGTAAACTCTCTGATTACTTCTATCAGAGAGTGACACAGCTGGCTTACAGGTCGGCTACTACTGAGGAGGTGGCCACAGATGAATTATAAACCAGACTTACCTTATGATACGCCGGTAGAGTTATTTAACCCTACGTATAAAGAGGTCAGAGGCGTCACTGTTAAGGAATATCCAGCCGAGGGCGAGCTTGTCTTTACTAAATTTAAGACTTATGGCGGTACTGAGAGCGTGGTTAACGGTCAGCTTACTGTGATTGATACGGCAAGCGTGGAAACATGGTATAGACCTGATATTACAAGCGCCAGCCAGATAAGGCTTAACGGTAAAAAGTATGAGGTCATGGGTGAGCCTGAGGATATTGAGCAGAGACACCAGATTTTAAAGTTTAAAGTGCGAGGTGTTAAAGGTGGCACGTAATAAAATCGGCTTACAGTTTTCTGGCTGGGAGGACTACGTGGCTAAGCTGGATAAGCTAGGCGGTACTCAAGTCATGAAAAAAGGTGTAGAGGAGGCTCTTATAGAGTCTAAGAAACACGTTAACCCACTCATAGAGCAGTCTATGGCTAAGTTGCCGGCTGGTGGTAGGTACTCCACTGGTAACACTAAGCAGTCTATAGATGATGAGATGAGTGTAGAGTGGGAGGGAATGACCGGCACTATTAAAGTCGGTTTTGATTTTAGTAAATCAGGCGTGACAAGTATTTTCCTCATGTACGGTACGCCACGTATGCAGCCTGTAAGCGGTCTGAAAAATGCTATCTATGGAGCTAAGACCAAAAAGGAAATAGCAGAGATACAGGAGAGAGTTATGGGTAATGTGATAAAGCGTGTAATGGAGGGCTAATTATGGACGAAAAACTCAGAGAAATACTGAAACCTTTAGGCTATCCAGTGAAATTACAGGGTAGCTTACAGCCTAATGAGTCTTACCCTGATCACTTCTTTACATATTGGAATGACTCAGCTGACGGCAGTAGCTTTTATAGCAATACTGAGGGCGCTATTTTGTGGGCTTACAGCCTTAACTTTTATAGCATTAACCCAGAACTTACACAGAGTATGTTACTGGAGGCTAAAAAACGTCTTAAAGCCGAGGGTTTTATAGTAAGCGGTGCTGGTTATGATGTGCCGAGTGATGAGGACACACATACAGGCAGAGGTATAAGTCTGTTATACAGACAGGAGCAATAAATTTTTTTAAACCAAAAGTTTAGAAACAAATACTTTTTAAGGAGGTAAACAATATGTCAGATATTCAGGAGTACAGAGGTATTAGAGGTTTGGTAGCTGCCGAGGTTACTACTGACACTTTAGAAAAGTTTGAAACCGGCACACCATTCCCTGTAGCTGGTGTGGCTGAGCTTAGCCGTACCACAGAGACTACAAGCGAGCCTCACTACTATGACAATATTCCGGCGGTAGTAATCGACTCTACTGGCTCAGATGAGGTAACTATTACAGCATCAGCCGTACCTTTTGACGTGCTGGCTAAAATCACAGGCCAGCTCTATGATGATACGCTGGGTATGTTTGTAGAGGGTGAGAGAGAAAGCAAGTATTTTGCTATCGGTTATATCACTGAGAAAACAGACGGAACAGAAATTTTTGTATGGCGTCTCAAAGGTAAATTTAACATCCCTGACTCTACCCATGCTACCAAAGATGACGGAGCAGAGGCTAACGGTCAGGAGCTTACATTTACCGGCATTAACACTACTCACAGATTTAACAAGATTAAAAAGACAGCTAAGGCTGTGAACGTAGACACAAGCGTTAACAAAGTGGTAGAGGCTGACTTCTTTGAGTCAGTACAGACACCTGATACTGTAACGGCTACACCGGCAGTCTAAGAGTAACTTAATAGGGGTGGTTAATATAACCACTCCTATTTTTTGGAAATTGGAGAGGAGAAAATAACTATGAAATTAGTTTTAAATATTTATACAGATGACACGTTAAGAGAGATTAAGAGAACGGCTGAGGCTGACCGCCTTAAAGTGCCGTACAGAGTAGCTATGTATATCGGTCAGTCACTTGACACGGTAAACCTTAAAAATGAGGATGATATTTTAAAATTTGTGACCGGCTCACTGGATAAGCTGGACAAAATTATTAAAGCCACTTTCGGCATTACACAGACAGAGCTGGAGTGTGTAGACGTGGCTGAGCTTGGAGCGGTTGCCGTAGAGCTTTATAAGTGGGGCATTGATAAGCTCAACAGTTTAAAAGGTAACGACTCAAAAAACGTGGAAACGACAGCGTAGAGTGTACGCTGTCAGAAATGTTTTTTGATATTAACAAGTCATTATGTGATACCTACGCCGGCTTAGACCCTATTAAATTACTGGACTATCCGGCTGAGGACGTGTTTGACCTTATTAACAATACGGTGGCGTATAACAAGCGCCAGCCGGACAAAAAGGGCAGAAGTAATAACGGCGGTGTGATCAGGCGTAAGGCTGGTGATAACTGGTTTTAACAAGGTGGTGAGAAAATGCCTAAAGGAAATGAAACAACAACTAAATTTAAAGTAGACATATCTGAGCTAAAATCTGCTATGCAGACAGCCAGAAAAGAGGTAGCTCTTTCTAACAGTGAGTTTTAAGCTGTCAGCTCCTCTATGGATGACTGGAGTAAGTCAAGTGAGGGTATCAGTGCAAAACTGAAACAGTTAAACACTAACCTTAAGGCTCAGGAGACTGTCTTAGAACAGTATGAGCAGACTTTAGAAGAAGTAAAAAAAGAATACGGTGAAAACTCTAAAGAGGCTATGGAGTACGCCACTAAACTTAATAACCAGAAAGCCGTAGTCAATAAAATTAAAAAAGAGATCGGCGGCTATGAGGACGCTTTAGAGGAAGTATCTGAGGCAGAAAAGACGGCAGCTAAGACTGGTAAAAGTGTGGCTGATGTATTAAATGACGTAGGCGAGGAGGCTAAAGACGCTGAGGACGGATTTACTACTCTTAAAGGTGCTGTGGCTACTTTTGTTGGAAACGGTTTGACCGCTTTAGTTGGTGGCCTTAAAAATGCTGTAGGCTCTTTTATAGGTTTAGCAGCTGAAACCAGAGAGTACAGAGACCAGATGAATAAGCTAACCAATGCTGGTACTGACGCTGGTTATAGTGCTGACTACGTTAAGCAAAAATATACTGACCTGTACGGAGTCTTAGCAGATGAGACGGCTACGGCTACTACAATAAGTAACTTTACGGCGCTTAATGCTGAGGAGAAAACGCTTAACAGCTTGCTTAACAGCTCTATCGGTATATGGGCTAAGTACGGTGACTCTATCCCTCTGGATGGCTTAGCCGAGTCTATCAATGAGACGGCTAAAGTAGGTCAGGTAACAGGTACTTTAGCTGACGCTCTTAACTGGGCTGGTATCAATGAGGATAAATTTAATGAGAGTTTAGCACAGTGTACCAGTGAGCAAGGCAGACAGGAGTTAATAGCTAACGTGCTGGAGCGTACTTATGGTGACTTATCTAAGAGCTATCAGGAGTCTAATAAGTCAGTCATTGACGCTAATAAGGCTCAGGCAGAATACACGGAAACGCTGGCAGAGTTTGGAGCTGAGGCTGAGCCGGTGGTAACAGCTGTAAAAGTTGGTTTTACTGACCTGTTAAAAGAGGTGCTTAAGTTAGCTAAGGGCGTAGATATGGAAAAGGTTACCGCTGGCATATCTAAGGGTTTTGGTGTCCTGAAAGATGATATTTTACCAGCGGTCAAAAATGGTTTTACTGGGTTTGTTACGGCTGTTAAGTCAGCTACGCCTTATGTGGCTGGACTGACTACGGCTTTATTAGCATTAACGGCTATAGGAGTGGCTCAAAACATTACAGGAATTGGTACAGCTCTTAAGACGTGGATAAGCACCACAAAGGCAGCCACAGCTGCACAGTGGTTATTTAATGCAGCCCAAAATGCTAACCCTATTATGTTAGTTGTAACGCTTATAGCTAGTTTAGTAGTGGCGCTGGTAACATTTATAGCAACGAATGAGGACGCCAGACAAAAAATAGGCGAGGTATGGGATAAGGTTAAAACAAAAATAGCCGACTTTGTAGAGAGTGTTAAGACTTTCTTTACTGAGACTATACCAGCTGTCTTTAAGTCACTTATAGACTGGGTTAAAAATAACTGGCAGACAATTTTAGTATTTTTGACAAATCCTTTCGCTGGACTTTTCAAATATTTTTACGAAAATAACGGAAAATTTAGGGAATTTGTAGATAATGCGATAACGCATATCAAACAGCTGCCGGCTAAAGTCTGGACGTGGCTGGTTAATACCATTAACAAAGTCACTACTTGGCGTAAAAATATGATCACTAAGGCTAAAGAGACGGCTCTTAGTTTTATAAACAAGGTCATTGAGTACGTCAAACAGCTGCCGGCTAAAGTCTGGACGTGGCTTGTTAACGTGGTGTCTAAAATTGTAACGTGGCGTCTCAATATGATCAACAAAGCAAAAGAGGCAGCTTTAGGATTTATAAACAAAGTCGTTGATTATGTCAAGCAGTTACCGCAAAAAGTAGCTGACTGGCTAGCTAAAGTGGTTAATAAGGTGGCTAACTGGGGTTCTGATTTAGCTAAAAAAGGTAAAGAGTCAGCAAAAAAATTGTATAGCGCTGTAGTAGATAAGGTTAGTGAGATTACAGGAAAGATTAAGTCTATCGGTCAGGATATTGTAAGCGGTCTGTGGAACGGTATTAACAATAAGGTAGAGTGGTTAAAAGCTAAGATTAAGAGTTTTGTAGGTAATGTAACTGAGTGGCTTAAAAAATTCTTTGAAATAGGCTCACCGTCTAAACTTATGGAAAAGGAAGTAGGGCGCTGGCTGCCTGAGGGTATAGCTGTAGGTATTTCCAAAAATGCTAAGAGTGTATTAAGTGCCATGAGAGACGTAGCTGTGAGTACTGTAGGTAGTGCGAGAGCCGGTTTAAATACGGCCAATACTTCTTTGGGTGCTACTGGAGCGGTAGGTGGTGGAGTTGTTAATAACTTTTATCAGACGATTAACAGCCCTAAACAGCTTAGCAGACTGGATATATACAGACAGTCTAAAAACTTACTTGGATATGCTGGAGGTGGTGTGTAAATGTATAGCTTAAAAGTTGAAAATGCAAGAGGAGAGGCTTTAGAGCTTACAGGAAACCCTGATTATACAGTCTTTAAGATTGAGGGTTTAGCCCCACCTCAGGCTACTATAAATAGCTCAGTCAATACTACAACAGATGGCAGCAATATTAACTCTGTGCGGTTAGAAAATCGTAACATAGTTATTTATGCCACTATAGAGGGTGATGTAGAGGCTAACCGTATTAACCTCTATAAGTATTTCCCAGTGAAAAAGAGTATTAAACTCTATTTTACTAACCGCTCCAGAGAGGTTTACATTGAGGGAAAAGTGGAGCTTATAGAGTGTGACCTGTTTGCTAACAGACAGGTGGCTCAGATTAGTATTATCTGCCCTAAGCCGTATTTTAAGGCAGTGGATGAGCTGGTTACTATGTTCAGTGACGTTTCGGCGCTGTTTGAATTTCCTTTTAGTATCGGCGCTGCCGGTATGGAAATATCGGCTATTACTACTAACATACGTAAGAGCATTATTAACACTGGTGACGTAGATACAGGCGTGGTTATTAAGCTCTTTGCTGTAGGCTCAATAATTAACCCTGTTATATATGACGTGCTTAAACGTACTTACATGAGGCTTAATTTTACCATGTTAGCCGGTGATACCATTATTATAAATACTAACGTGGGCGAGAAGTCTATAGAGCTTATACGTGATGGTGTGAGCGTTAACGCTATGGGTTATATGGCACAGGGGAGCACGTGGTTTGTGCTGGAGTCGGGTGATAATGTGTTTGCTTATGACGCTGCGAGCGGTACAAGTAACCTACAACTCACATTTACTACGGCTGTATTATACATGGGGGTGTAGGCCATGAATAATATATATGTGTTAAATCAAAACTTGGAGCTTCAGGGCGTCATAGATGAATACGTTAGTATTATATGGCGTCCGGCTTATTACGATATAGGAGATTTTGAGATATACTTAGACGCCACAGACAAGGCTATAGGGTTACTCAGGCAAAATATGTACGTGGTGCGCTCCTCAGATATTAGCGTGGTAGATGGCGTGACAATTTACAAAAAAGTCATGATCATTAAAAATATCCAGCTTACTACTGATGTGGAAAACGGTGACTTTTACTGCGTGACCGGCCGTGAGCTTAAGTTTTTACTCCACCAGCGTATAGTGTGGGGTCAGCGCAATATAAGAGACACGGTTGAGTACGCTATCAGGCGCTTAATAGGCTCTAATGCGGTAGAGCCTGTAGAGCCTACGAGGGTTATACCTAATATGCAATTTGCAGAGCCTAAAGGTTTTACGGAAAAAATAGATTTTCAAATTTCTAACGTGCAATTAGATGAGGCAGTAATAGAGTTGTGCAAGACCTATAATTATGGCTGGGATATCTATATAAAAGGCGGTAAGCTCACGGTAGAAATATATAAAGGTGTAAACAGGTCTTATGGCCAGAGTGCTAACCCTTATGTAGTATTTAGTGAGAGCTTTGAAAACTTATATACTACTGAGTATGTGTATGAGTCAGAGGAGTACGCTAACATGACTCTGATAGGTGGCGAGGGCGAGGGCGGTAGCCGTGTCTATACCTACGTTAATAACACTGTATCTGGCTTAGAGCGTTATGAGGCGTTTACGGACGCCAGAGACATAAGTCAAAACTTAGAGAGCGAGGATGAGGCTCTGACCTATGAGGAGTATCTGGCATTATTAGAGGAGCGTGGCCGTGAAAATTTAGCCGGCATGGTGATAAGTGAGGGCTTTACCGGCGAGGTGCTTAGTGATGTGTCATTTAAGTACGGTGAGGATTTTAACTTAGGTGACGTGGTTACAGTCATAAATAAGTATGGAATAACTAAAAATGTGAGAGTGCTTAGTGCTATCGAGTCTGAGGGTGAGGATGGTATTAAACTCTTACCACAGTTTAGCGTGTAGGAGGTGCTATTTATGTGGACAAGTGGATTTTTTAACAGCGTGAACGGTGACCGGCTGTATAACGCTGATCAGATGAGCAGAATATTTGAGGGCTTAATTACTGACGGTGTATATGCGTCAGTCGGTAATAAAATGGCGGTACAGCCTAACAGTGGTATGACTATTCAGATCGCTACAGGCCGTGGGTGGTTTGGCAGACACTGGGTAGAGAATGACACAGAACTCAGGTTAACGGTAGCAGACTCAGACGTGTTACTTAACAGGTATGTAGCTGTAGTAGTTAAGGTGGATGATACGGACTCAGTAAGAGACGTGATACCATACCTTAAATACAGTGCTTTTGCCACAGCTCCAGCAAAGCCTACCATGACACGGACAGAGACAGTAAAAGAGTACTGTCTGGCTTATATCTACCTTAAGGCCGGCGCTACAAGTATCACGGCTGCCGACATTGAGGACACCAGAGGTAACGAGGCGCTATGCGGATGGGTGACAGGACTCATAGAGCAGCTTAGCAGTGCTACTTTATTTAGCCAGTTTACAGCCATCTTTAATGACTGGTTTGGTACTTTACAGGATTTCATTAACGAAAATACAGAGGCTATGCTGGTTAACGCTCTGCCGGTGAGTGAGGTAGTTACTTTGTCAGCTGCCGGCTGGACGGCTGAGAACGGCACATATAAACAGAGTGTCACAGTTACCAATATGACTGAGACTAAGAGCGTTTTAGTTAGCCCTAGTGCTGCCAGCGTTACAGCTTACTCAGCCTCAGAGATACGCTGCACAGGTCAGGGAGTTAATACGCTGACATTTACGGCGGTAACTAAGCCTACAGCAGCTATTAGCGTTGATGTTTTACACATGGGTGTATAACATAAATTACAAAAGATAAAATTAAATAAGGTACAAAAGATAAAAGCACTGAGACACTAAAGATATTTAAAAATATTGATAGCGTGGAGGTGCTTTTTTATGATTTTTAATTTAAAAGATTTAGAGATGAATAATTACATATCATGGGTGTATAGTATTTTAGCCGGCTATGAGGCTAACGGACAGTTGGGCAGCCCTAAAATAGTAGAGGTGGCTAATGAGGATATAGACACATATTTAACCGCTGGCGTTTATTGCTTTGCTGCCGGATATAGCCCACTTAATAAACCGGCTGGAAATACTAACGGCTGGCTCATTGTGATACCGTGGCAAGCGTCAGGCGGTACGTGTAAGCAGATATGGCTCAGGCATGGCACGCCGGCAGACACAGACCACTCTATTTATATAAGGACACGTATAAGCGGTGTATGGGGCAAGTGGTACGAGGTGTTTACAGAGCGCTCACAGGGCGTATATAATTTAGGCGCTCCTATTGGTGATATACCTGAAAACAGTAACCTCAATAATTTTAAAACAGTGGGTATTTATACGGCTACTGGTACAGGCATAGCTGCCACTATAGTTAATGCTCCTACTACACTTAATTTTAAGCTGGTGGTAGAAAATATAAACAGCGTTAATTATATTTTACAGACGGCTATAAGTAGGGTTGGTAAAAAGTGGACTAGATACTAC